CTGTGCGTGGAGCATCGCGGCTTTACGCCACATAGCTGCTGACGCCTGGGAAGGATCCAAAGTTAATGATGCCGTTGCTGCGGAATACATAAAGGCGATCAGGCGTCGCAAAAGTGTACGTCGTTGACGACTGGGCTTGTATTTCATAAAACTTGTAATCTCCGGTGCTGCCTTCAATCAAACCAGCGTAGGAAATGCCGATACGTTTTACGGCGCCGCTATTGCCGAGGATGGCAGACACTCGCGCATTGTTTGCCTCGGTGATTGTTGGACCGATTACGTACTGATTCAGAGCGATGCTGGTGACATTAGGCAAAACCAGTCGCGTACCAACTGGGCTTGGATCACGCGGATTGGCGGCGTAACCAAACTCCTGCTGCGTCAGGTAACCGCCAGTCTTGGTCGTAATCAGCGTGGCGATGTTGAGCCATGGCACTGGCTGGCTGAGCGTGACTGTGGTGCCAACGATCGCGGCAATCGTCGTGCCAGTCGTTACGTTGCCACCTGACACGACCATGCCAACAGCAAGACCGGCGGCGCTGGTAACCGTGATTGACGTGCGTGATGTGCTGAGCGTGCCGGTGACGCTAACGCTTGTTGTTGCTGTGGCATTGGCGCTCATCGTCACAGTGGATCCAGCGACGGCAGAGACCGTTGTTCCAGATGGCACGCCAAATCCGTTAATCGGCTGCCCGACCTTGATGTTCGGCGGTGATTCCAGTACCAGTTGATTGCTGCCGCTGGTTACGGTGCCGTTGATGGCAATCTGTGCAAATCGCCGTTCGCAACTGGTCAGACGTTTGCCGCAGACATCTTCAGCAAGTGTTGTGACTGGGTTGTCTTCATCGTCAAAGTACAGATCGCCTACGTAGCCGCACTCAGGCGAGCGGTATTCCCATTGGCAAAACGCGCTCAGGCATTGCCGCTTCGGTGCCCTGACACCTTCCAGATCAAAAACGCTGGCAAGTTCAAACTCAACAACTTCTCGCGTTTCTGCTGCTTTGCGATCGATGTAGAAGACTTGGCGTGGGAACTCGGCTGTAGGATCGGGGCTATAGGGACTGACACCACCGGGGAAGTTATCAGCGTCGAGGTAACGCAGCAGTGTGCGGATGCGGGTTACCTTGGCGCCTTCAATGCCACGCGGCAGACTAAGCATCAAGCCAGTGATGGTGCCAAGCAGGTTGCTCATCCGCAGCGTTGGGCGCGGCAGTTGACCGTTGCCTGTTTGCTCAAAGCCATTGGCTTCAATCGGGAACCAGCTATAGCTGTTGCCGTTCCAGATCAAGGCGCCGACTTCCAGCGTCAAAATGTCGCCGGTTTCCAGCAGCAAGTAACTGCCGTCCTCCGCCAGTAGTGCGCCACCATCACGCAGGCTCATTCCCGCATGGAAGCGGTACACATCTGCAACACCGTGCTGCGTGGTGTTTAGCTCAAGCTCGAACAGCTCAACCAGCGCACCAGGGTTGATCTCCTGTAGCGCGGATACAGGGACAGCCATTACGGTTCAAAAACTTGCGTAAATGTTGCTGTTATCTGTGCTCGGTTGTTGTATGGGATGGACTTAGACCACTGCAGACAGATCCATTTGTACGCTGTTGCTTCAGCCGGTGGCGTCCACGTAAATGATGCGGCATCAGCACCACGCGCCACAAGAAATGCCTCAATGGTATCGGCGTCAGTTTCTGAGACGTTAAACGTTAGATCCCAGACTTTTGGATCCTGATTCAAGCCCACCTGCAGGCGATGTTGGTAGCCGTCACCAAACTGCACAACACGAACACGCGGGGCGCTTGATTTCTGTGCGCCATAGGTGGGCTGAATTGCAGGGAAGGTAGCCATTAGCTCAGGATGCCTCCAGCACGCTTCTGTTTGATCAGTTCAGCTTGCACTGCAGCAGTTACAACGCGACCCATGGCAGCGCCAAGCGCACCACCACCTTGTACGTTACCGCCACTGGCGTCAACATTTACGACCACGTTGACAGCACCGAAGCTGCCAGATGGCGCAATGCCACCACTGCGTCCCGGAGTAAAGAGTTCAGGACCACGCTCACCGACCAAGTAAGACTGTCCTGCCATAACGGAACCGCCATTGGCACGCGGCTTGAAGAGACTGCCAAGCAATCCACCGCCCTTGCCGGTGCCAGACATTTCACCAAACAGCGCCATATTGACCGCCACATCGAGCAACTTGTTGCCGATCGTGCGAAGCACCTGATTAGCCACGTCGCCCAGCGTCTTGGTGCCATCGATGGCGCCTTGAATAGCATCGGTAATACCAGACTTGATCGACATGCCGATGTCGGTATAGACGGCTTTAATCTGCTCTTGGATGCGGACTTGATCCTTAAGTGTTTGGATTTTCCGCAGTTGATCTTCTACGGCTTTTGCATCAAGCCCAGCGGTATCTTTTGTGATGTCCCGCAACTGCTGCTGCAGGATTACCTCGGCTTCGTTGCCATTGATCTTGGCTTGCAATAGTGCAAGTTCATCAGTGATCGATTGCTGGCGCTCTTGTCCCAGTTTGACTTGCTCCTCAATCTTTTTGCGTTGCTCCTCTTCCAGATTCGCCAGATCATAGGCAAGTTGCAACGATACTTTCTTTGCCTCAAACCGCAGTGATTCAATCTGATTTAGTTTTGCTTGGGCTGGTATTTCTTTATTGGCAAGGATCTCAGCACCCTTTGCATTGATGGCCAGCAGTTCCTGTTGCGCTTCACGGGTTATGACCAGCGCCTCGTTTTTGTTCTTTTGGGCGGTCAGTAGGCGTTGCTGGATAACAAAATCTTGCCGTGAAACATCAAGCGCGCGTCCGCTTTCTGCAACCATCTGTGCATTTTTCTCAGCTAACTTACGAGCACGTTCTGCTTCACGCTCCCGTTTGCGGCGTTCTTTTGCGGTCAAACCATCACCAGTAAGCATTGAATCGCCACCGCCACCGCCACCAGTTGTGGTTGCAGGTGCTTCCATCCGAGCCAATCGAGCTTGCATCAGCTCAAGCAATACGCTGCTAACTGGTTGACGGCGCAGCCTGGCTAAATCGGCGGCTTCTTTTTTTAATCCGGTTAAGCCAACTCCACCTGCTCCGCTGGTGCCTTTGAACAGCTCCTCCGCACCACTCATGCCGCCTAAGCCTGCAAGCGGCAAACGTCCTCCTCTAATTGCCTGAGCTGCTGCAAATGCTCGCGGCTTGGTTGCCGCATTGATTACATCAGAAATCCCGCCAAGGGTTTGTCTCGCAATCCCACCAAGTCCTCGGATGATGGGTCCGAGTGAAATCAACAACTCTTTTAGACCTTTGATTGCTTGAATGATTGCTGGCAGCAGATCATCAGTAGCGGCTACTTGCAAATCTTCAAATGCGTTTTGCAAGTTCTTGACCTGCTGCGCTGGACCTTGCATTGCCTCGCTTAGTTCATCCGCACCATCAGTAGCGGCACGTTTCAATGCACGAATTACAACCTCGCTGGTGATTTGCCCTTCTTCAGCCAGCGTGCGGATTTCACTGATCGGACGCCCAAGTTCACGCGTCAGTGCAACAACAAGCCCTGGTGCCTGCTCAAGCACTGAGTTCAGTTCCTGACCGCGCAGGACGCCAGATCCAAGCGCCTGCGTCAGTTGCAACAATGCACCAGCAGATTCAGCAGATGTTGCGCCACTTACTTTTGCTGCAGTATTGAAACCAACGAACGCCGACTCAATGTCCTGCAAGCTGACATTCAATGGGCGCAATCTGCCATACAACTGAGCAAACTGCTGATTGGATTCAGTTGCACTAAGTCCAAACTGCTTACCAGTGCGCGTAGCGGCTGCTTGTGCTTGAGCGACTTCGTTGTAGCCACGAGCAAGGAATGTTAAACGGCGTTCTGATTCTTCGCGCTGGATGCCAGCCTGCACAGCTTGTTGTGCAGTGCGTAGACCAAGATACGCGGTGGCAAGTCTGCCTATGCTTGCAATCAATGCAGAATTTCCACTAACCGCATTGCGCTTAGAATTTGCCGCTGCGTTTTCAGTTCCTATTGTTCCACGGAGAATTTGCTCGTACTGCGCTATTTGCGTTGCAGCTTTATTGTAAAGTGCCCCGTGAATTTGTACGCGAGACTGTATATCTTGAAGTGCTGCGATCTGCGCTCTAATTGCTTTTTCTGTATTTAAAACACGAGCATTAAAAACTCCCTGTATTTCGGCAGCACGCGCAAACCCACCTTGCTGGGCTTGAACTTGCTGCGTTACCTTTGCGCTAGCTTCTCTAAGACGATCAATGCCAAAGGATGCGGTCTGCGATGCTGATGCAACCTGCTGCAGTGCGGTAACCGCCTGCCGCGCATCTACCCTTAGCTCGACGTTAGAAGTTGCCATAACACCAGTCTATCGCCGTTTAGCCTTGTCCATCTCTTGCTTCTCGCGTTCACCTTTTACCTGATAGAACGCGGCAAAATGCACAAACTCAGCATCAGTCAGCTCAGTACGTAACCGGCTAACTGTCATGCCAAGTTCAGTAGCCAGGAAGAACTCAAAGAATAACCAGTTGTCCTGGCTTAGTCTTTTTTTGCTTCTTCAAGATCACCATCACTGCCGAGGTTGAACAGGAACAGCTCCAGTTCATTGAGCACCGCTTCGGGCAGTTCACGTTGCAGTTTGGCGGCATCAGCAGCGGCAAACGCTTTGGTGCCATCCTCCAGTTCAGCAATCTGGCACAGCATCTGAGTGCTGATCTCAAGTGCCTCTTCACTGCTGGCAAGCGCCATGGCACGCTTACGATCGGCACGGGTGACGGGCTTGAAATAAAGATCCAGCACCGGATCACCAGCTTTGTTTTTGATGGTGAATTTACGGCGCTCGCTAAGGTCAAAAGCCCCGGTGAGCAGATCAACGGGGCGTTGTGTGGCAGGCATCAGATACTGAGGGTGATAGAGCCGTTGGTCACGAAGCTGATCGTAACCACTTCGATCTCGCCAACAGTAGCTGAATACTCAGAACTTGTCACGAGGATCGAGCCGGTGATCTTTTTGCCGCCAGTCTCATCAAGGTACAGCTCAACGCTAGCGTTAGCCGGATCGGTAGCGGTATTCGATTCCTTGAGCAGATCGAGCTTGTCGCCTGATCCAGGAGCGTCATACATCACCTCAATGGTGCCGCTGCCGCTGATGAGCCCACCGTTGTTAGCGCGATAGGTGTCACCATGAGCGGTAACATCAAGCGCCTCCTTTTCAACGGTCATTGACCAAGACCGTACTGCTGCGATCTCAGACAGACCACCACTGCTGTCTTTATCAAAGAAGACAGTGCCTTGTTGCCCGCGGTAAAAAGCCATGATCAGACATCCATGGTGATAGCGCCATTGGTGACAAAGCTGCAGGTGATGACTTGCACTTCGCCAACAGTGGCAGAGTATTCAGCCGAGGTAATCACACCGTCGAAGGTGATTTTCTTGGTGGTGCTGTACAGATACAGCTCAAACAGCGCAGCGCCTGAATCATTGGCGGTGTTGACCATCTCAATGAAGGCGTTAGTCTCATCTGCACTGCTAGCGGTATAAAGCAGCTCGACGGTGCCAGACCCGCTAATCAGACCGCCGACATTGGCGCGATAGGTATCGCCCATCGCAGTGGTGTCGAGCGATTCCTTCTCAACGGTCAGCGACCATGAGCGGGTGGATGTGATCGCAGCAGCAGTTGAACCGGCATCGTCAAACTTGACGCTACCCTCCTGCCCTCGATAAAAAGCCATGGCTAAAGATCCTCGAAGGTTTCAAAGGTCATTCTGACCTGTGTTTGGAAGAAACCCTCTGGAGCTGGCGAAGCAACTACCTCGGGTCCAATGGGCGGATCGAAGTAAACACCCGATACCGTAACTCTATTGTAGAGGTCGCGGATTCGCTTTCCGATCGTTAGGTTAGCGCCTGGACCTGCGCCTTTTGGCGTGAAGATGTTAATGGCAATGATGCCAATGACGCTGTTGCTGCTGCCGGTGGTACCGCCAAGTGTCAGGTATTCGTTAGCGCCGAAGTTGACTAGACACTGTACCCACGAGCTATTTGGTGTTGGCACATACGGCTGGTTGTGAAAGATGACTGGAATGGCAGGTGATAGCGCCAGCTCTGTAGCAAGCCTGCCCTCGATGGTGCTGCGGATGGTGTTGAGATTGATCGCAGCCATTAGCCTTGCCTCTTAATGCGTTCCCAGTTCCTATTTACATTACTCTGCATCTCACGCGCCACAAGATCTATCCAACCCGCAGGCGCTTGATTGCTGTGACCTTGAGCCAATGCTTGTGCATATGGCAAACTATTGTGAATACTATAAACATTGCCAAGCTTTTCGTATGTCGGAGTGTAGTTAATGCCACGAGCCAAAGGTGGTGCAGGAGTTGAAGGTGGCGCAGTGCGCAACCGATTGGTTGGATCAGAAACTTGCTGCGGACCAGCATCATAGATGCCGGTTGTGTTCTCACCAATCTGCCAGCTAAACCGAAACCTGCCTGTATCAACAGGACTGCGCTCTTTCAGCCTTCGGTCAGTTTCCAGCACTGTTGCCCGCAGCAGTTGCTCGACTTGCTGACCGCAGTAATCACCGATGTCGCCAATCTTGATGGTTGCCATCACGCCCTCAGGATTAGTTCGTAGGTGATCGCCAAGTTGTCTTGCTCGATCGTTTGCACACGGATGATCTGATGGCTGATGCTGTTGATCACCACACGATCAACCGTTGTTGGTGCATTGGCAACATCGCTGGCTGCGATAAACAGCCGCTTGTCGCCAGCCTGCACCAGCTCATTAACCTCGCGTGCATTAACGTCCTGCAGCACGCCACTAACGGTGGTATCAACCACGGTCTCAGTAATGGCGCCAGTGCTGGTGTCATAGGCGCCAGGCGTCACCCTGCGGATCGTTGCGGTACCGCCGAACTTTGCCATCAGCTTTGAGGCAACACCACGCAGCGGGATAGCAAGTGTCATCGTGATACCTCCAACAGAATGTTGCTCGTATCCTCGTAGGTGATGTTGCTGCGATCCTCAGCAAGGATGAAACCGTAAGGAACTGGATCGAGACCAGCACCAAAGATCAATCGACCTTCCAGTGTGATCATTACCTTGTTGTTATCCTCCAGAGGCAACAGATCTGCGCCCTGCAGCAACGTGCCAGAGAACAGATCGAATCGTGCCATGATCAGCTCCGCGTTACGGTAAGCAGGTTGTCGCTGGCGTCATACGTCATCGTGAGTGTTGCCACGGTTTTGCCGCTAGCACCACCACGCTTGTAAACAGCCGTGGTCAGATTGTTGTTGGCGTCGTAGGTGTTGCTGATGTAATCATGCGTAGGGATCTCAAGTCCCTCGCGCATCGCAGCATCGCCGCCACCGATCAAAGCAGTCATGATTAAGACCTCCGAATGGCAATGTTGCCCGGTCCACTAATTCTAAGACCGGTCAAATAACGCTCAACCATTGGCGGGATTTTGTCCACACCAACAGCGCCGTAGTTATTGGTCACAACGCTGATCGGTCCAATGGTTACGGACTTGTATTCTTCAAGCCCGCTAAGACCGATGCCATCAACGTTGTTGTTCAGGTAAACGGCAAGCTCTACCTGCGATCGTTTGACCTGATCTGGGATCTCATCATCATCGAAGTAATCTTCGGTGATCCTGAACGGAAACCCAACAGCGTAAGTGTTGATGTAGGTATCAGGTTTGCGGACGCCTGATCGTGGCCATTGCAACGCCTGAGTGTCATCCGTGCGGGCACCAAGGAACCGTTCACGGTCAAGCCGCTGCGTTGCAGTTACTAGCGCCCTATTTTTGGCATCAGTGGTAGCAGACGCCCACGCTGTTACGTCAGCGTTCTGCACCATGCCATCAATCATCGCCTGCGCGTCCGCCAGCGTCAGGTAGCTGTTGGCGTTTGCGCCGCCCACCGTTGCGTCGATCGCTACTGGCATCAGTCTGTACCTCTGGAATCAGTGTAGGCTCCGCCATAGAAATAGAGGCTGCCTCCGTAGAAGCAGCCTCCCGTTCACGCAGTCGCCTGAATGCGTATAAACCCATCAGGCGCTGGCACCCTTGAGAACAACGAAGTTGATCACGAGGGCTTCACCGGCAGTAGTACCCAGGTTCGACAGGGTAACGGTGAAGGATCCAGCAGCGACGGCGCTGACGCTAGCCACATAGGTGCCAGTAGAGGCGCCAGAGGCAATCGAAACAGCTACCACATCGGTAGCCGCCACGAAGGTATTGGTGACCACGAAGGACACCTCAGCGCCACCAGCAAGGCTGGCATCGGCAGTGGTGATCTGACCGCAAGGCTTCGACAGCGTTACGCCAGTCGCCTTGTTGGTTTCTTGAGTGACTGCGCCGCCGTTACCGGAGACGTAGCCAATGGACTTGCCAGCAACGGCTTCAAATTGAGAAGGCATGGCTAGTTACCTCAGTAGTTGGAGGTACAGGTTGCACGCACGATCCCAATGTTCTTGGTCTCGTACACCTTCGTCCAGTTGCCGACCGTAGCCAGTTGAGCAAGGGTCGGGTTAGACGAACCGCCCCACTTAGCGCCGATCGGGTGATAGACGTAGTGGAGGTCAATCGACATGGCATCCGCCTTAGCAAGTATGTCGCGATCGGTTTCCGTCTGCATCGCCAGTTGCTCGCCAGAGGCGATAGCGCCAGCAGTGAAGAAGTACACCGGATAATTGGTGCTGGTCGGGGTCAGATCATCCGAGACGATCACCCGCAGCCCCATGTACAGAGGCACAGTGACTTCACCGTATGCGCTAACCACCGAACCGCCAATGGCGTTGATGGTGCTAGCACCAGTGGCAGCAGTGCTAAGACGTGCTTCCGTGTTGGTGATGTAGTCGATCGCCTTGCGCTCTACGAGGTCGTAGTACAGGGCGCTGTGCATACAAACAGCAGTCAGCTTGTCGCCTTGATCACCCAGCTTGGCGCGGGCTTTGGCAACAGTGCGGGGATTCAGGGTCGAGCGGGTATCGCCAGACTCAGAATCAACGGCAAGGGGGAAGAACGCAGAGCTGCTGGTGTTAGCCGACAGGCTGCCGAACACGCCTTCGAGGGTCTTGATCAGATCCTTCTGGCGCTGGTTGGCAACATAATCAGCCACCTTGCTGCCGATAGCAGCCATGGGGTCAGACCCAGCAGCAAGAGCTGCGAGGTCACGAGCCTCCCATGCACGCCCACGGTGCAGGATTACGCCAACTTGCTTGTCGGCGGTGATTTTGCCGGGGGTCAGCGAGGAGCTGTCAGACAGCACCTCAAAATCGCCGGACAGATTAGCTTTCCAGAACGGCACTTGGACGGTGTCACCACCCTCGGTAGCGTTCAACTCCGCCATGGGCTGCACCACACCGGATGCCAGGAAGGCATCACGAAGGGTGGTCTGCTCAATCACGTACGGGGTGAAAATTTCCGGGATAATGACATCAGAGCGAAGAGTCGCCATGATGAATCCTCAGGGGAATGGTTGAAGTTGTCGGGCGCAGCCCTAAGTATCACCAGCGCAGCCGGTTGCCTTTATACCTTAGCAGCAGCACGCAACCTGTCATAAAGATCCCGATCGGTGCGGTATAGCCTCGCCTGTTCGGTGAGGTTGAATGATTCAGATAGGAATGGATTTTTGATGCCTACCGGCAATCCAGTAACGCTGCCGCCAGATGGCGCGCCACTGCCCTGCGGCTTGGGCTGCTTTTGCATCCAAGCTGGCAACGTCTTTGCCCACTCGCTAACAGGCGTGCGCTGGTAGCCGTCTACCACGACAACAGTGCCATCAGCATCGCGCTCGATCCGATCGGCGCTCAGTTTGGTCTTGAGCACAAGGTCTGGATCATGCACCAGATCCGCCAGCGCAGAAACGGCAGGACTGATTAACTCCAGCTCGCGGACTCGTGATTCAAGTTCAGCGATGCGCTGGTCCTTTTGCGCCGTCGCCTCACGGAACTGCTGCTCCAGAGCTTGCCTGGCCTCGGTGTAGTTACCTTGCGCTTCGAGCTGTTGCTGTTCGGCTTTGCGCTTAAATTCCAGCAGTTCGTCAACATCAATCCCATCAGGCACTTTTGGCGCCTTCTTTGCTTGACGGAGTTCTGCAATCAGTTCTTTGTTTTTAGCCTCCAGTGCTTCAATGCTGCGCTGCAACATTTCAGCATCAACAGTCGCAGACTGCTGATTGGTATCGTCAGACATGAAACCCGCAGGGTTAGATTTGCCTCACCACTTTACCTTGTCTGCCCAGTAGGCAGCAGACATTTTGCCCTTGGCGATGTTTTGCGCGTGCCTAGCCTTAAATGATGCTCGGCGTGCTTTCGCTGCTTCTGACTCTCCTGTTCGTGGCGGTGAGCCTGATACGCCCTGCTGACCGAACCTAATCAGCTTGACGGTTTCGCCTTCTTTGGCGAGCACCGCATGTGATTTGTTTGGATGGTTCGGCGTTCGCTTTGGCTTGTTGTAACCATCAAACTCCTCGCCGCGATACTTAATACTCATCGCTTTGGTGCGGGTTGCAGTTCAGATCGCCGCTTGATGACAGCGTTGCCGGTTGATTCGGATTTGATCCGCACGATCGGATCATCCTGACTGCCGACGCGGGTAACGCTACCGCCACCTTGCGTTGGTATGGTCACCCGTTCACCAGCAATGCCGGTGATCACGCCGTAGGCTCGAGTTCCTTGATACAGCCAGCTAACACGATCGCCGCGCTTCATTTCTTGCCTTTACCTTTGCGAGCTTTACCAGCTTCAGACAGCGCGATTGCGATCGCTTGCTTGCGGCTTTTTACCACTGGACCTTTTCCTGGACCCGGTTTGCCGCTGTGCAGGATTCCCTCCTTGTACTCCTTCATCACCTTGCCGACTTTGCTCATTTTCTTTGCCATCGTGTTGGAGCAACTGAGGCAATGCTAATCCAGCCCGATCAAACCACATCTCGCTGCCGTCTGAGTACCGCATCAAACGGGCGTCAACCATGGCTTCGCCAATCACGCACGGAATGAACTCGGATGCCATGCGTCCATCGGCATAGGTGTATCTCAGATCAGGATTTGCCATAGCGTGCCTGTAGTTGTTTCAGCGTAAGCTCCGAGCCATCTTCTGACACGAGTTTGGCGATAGCTTTTTGCGGTCCGTATTGCTCGGATAGCTTCGTGAAATACGGTACCTTGCTAGCACCGAGCACATCAGCCTGCACCGATGCAGGTTGCTTGCTCAGCCATTGGCCATAAGTGAGGTCAGCGGGCACCTGTCCATCCATGCTTGCTCGTTTGCCTGGCGGTGGCGGGATGAATCCAAGTCCCTCATAGTCGATCACCGGCACAGTCGTGCTGCGGCAGTTGAAGTGCTGCGGAGGAGTTGGACCCTTGCCGTATGGAAACTCTTTACCGTCCAACGCGCGGCAGATCGGACTTGTCCTGGTGTCAAGCGTGGCGACGTAGCGGTATTTGTTAGTGATGTCCGGGTTGGCTTCATACACTTGCTGGCTTGCGGTATTGGCCACCTGATTGATACTGGTGCGGACCAGTGCCGTGACTTGATTGTTTGCCACTGCAGTTGACTGGCCACCTGCTGCAATCAACTGCCGCACGCTTTTTGCCTTCTCGCCAAACTGCAGGCTGCCTACCAGTCGCTTCGCGATCGCTGGTGTCGGCTCACCAGTCAGCAACCCATTGCGGACCACCTGCGAGAACTGCTCAGCCTGGTCAACAGCAATGCCTCGAAATGCCTTCTCAACGGTGCGTCCATTCGGCAGTGTGATCGTTGCACCTTGCGCAGCGGTGAGGTTAAACACGCCAGCGCCTGCCTGCCGCGCCAATGCCTCGGTGCCATAGACAGACTTAAATAGATCATCGCTTAATGCCACCACATTGATCTGGGTTGGATCGGTGGTGACAACAGACTGCGCAAACTGCGGACTGATCTCTACGGTATTGACCATGCTGCGAGCACCGGCTGGCAATGCACGTGCCAACTGATCAGTTACAAATTCAGTTTGCAGTAACGCCAATCCCTGTAGCTCTATCGCCATCACCTCAGTGCTATCACCTGCCCATGTCGCAAGTGATGACTTAAGTTGCGCCAAGATCGCACGAAGCCTTGCTGCCTTGACTGGTGCTGTTTGATCGTCGATTGTACGTAGCTGATTGACGGCATCAATGATGATGTCGTTGTACGCATTGATCAGCCGCCGTGACACGCTATTGCTATAGCGATTTAGATCTATCGCATTGCGGTATAGGCTGGCTGGTGTGCTCATTCGATTAACCCTAAATCCTGCGGCTGATAGCCAGACCTAATGCTGATATTGGCGCCAGCGTAAACGCTGCTATTGATAGTGCGCTCAAACTCTCTATAAGCCCTATCGCCATCTTCCATAAAGATGATCTCGTTAACCGCATCAGCGCGACCATTGCGGTACCAGCTAACACGAACGATTGCTAATACATCAGATGGCAATGCGCAGATGTGATAGTCGATCGTCTGCTTACGTGGTGGACGCGGTTCCAGAGATGTCATCGCTGCTATCAACCAATCCGTCACTTGATCCAAGACCTTGTACAGCAGTTGCCTCAAGTTCAGCCTCCACATCGAAGTCATCACCAAGCACCTCGCCATCGGATAGCCGCTGCAGCAGGGTTTCTTGGGTGATTGTGCCTGCAGTGTAAAGCTCAAGCAGCGCCTTGATTTCACCCGGATCAAGGATGCCACCAACGAAGTCACGATTCACAAGGCAGCCGCCGGGTGCCTCGCGGTTGCCGAGGTACTGCGCGTGAAACTGCAGGCAGTTGTCGATCATGTCCTGCATGTTTTGCGCAATGACCATCATCGTGCTATCGCCTTGACTGCGATCGATGCGCTTTGCCTCAGCAGTTTCGGCGCTGAGTTTCTGACCCAACACAGCCGATAGACCTAGCTCATTGATCTGCGCTGCAAGCTGCTCAAGCCTACGAAACTGATAATCGAAGCTGCCGCCCTTGGGTTCGATGTACTCAGCCTTGCCTTCAGCAGGGAATGCCAATGCCTCGCCAGGACCCGCTGATACTTCCTCGGCGCTTGTTGGAAAGCCAAAGAACGCAAGCATCGGCACCGCGCAGATGTGCAGTTGATTGTCGAGGTCTGATTGAACCTGATAGGACTTCAGATTGAGATCAGCGATGTCGCTCATCGGCGGGCGTGATTCCAAGTAGCCAACGCGACCTGTGTATGCAACAGAGAATGGGATCTCTTCAAGACTGGTAGCACCTTCATCAACCAGCTCATAATCTTTGCTATCACTTTGACGCCAAACCTGAAATGCGCCAGGCGTCAGCAGTCGTATTTGCTGGACGATCTTTTCACCGTAGTCGCCATCAGGCACGGTAGTGGTTTCAGCCAAACGCAACTGCGTCAGCATCGCCTGCCCTTGCTTGCGTTCCGTGCGCCAACCGAGGATCTGTCGTGGGCTGTACGTACACCAATACGGACGACCGCCGTCAACGGGCGCATCAACCAGGACACCAACATGGCCATAGCGGATGGCGATACGGGCAGTTTCATAGGTCCATACATTCAGATCGTTTCCTTGCTGGTCAACATCAAATAACTGCTCACGGATGGTGTCGCTGGTATCAATCAACCGTACGGGCTTGCGGGTGAGCATTCCAGCCAGCATCCGCTCAAGCCGCTGAAAGTATGGCGGGCACACGCTACGCATCAGGCGTGCGTCGTAGCTCTCATCCTGCTCGCGCGGCTCCTGCGGCAGGTAACGCCGATGGCGTTTACGCATTTGCGCAGTGCCACCCATTAGGTCTTCAATCAACAGCCAGTACTCCTCCATGGCGTACCACGCCATAGATGGATCTTGAATGCGCGTAACAGCGCGTTGCTGCAGTGGCCGGACGTTAAAGGTGGAGTAGGTCACTGGCGTTCGGTCAACTGGTAGCTCTTGCCGATGATCTGCCTCATGGCATTACCACCAGCGTCAGTCACAAGATACTCAGCATCGCACCGCACAAAATCCTGCGCCTTGAATCGCAGCGTGAAGCCTAGGAGGTTTTCGGTTGGCAGTCCGATCGCCTCGGCAATAGCAGGTCCGAGCGTATCTGATGTGGTCATAGGGTCAGGTTAATAGATGCGGATGCCGGTACTGCGGCCAGCACCAGCGTGCAATGGATTGAACTCACGCCAGACCATGTAACCAAGTGCATCGTTCATGTGGTCAAAACCTGCATCCTTATCGGGCTCACCCTTGTCGGTGTAGCACTGAAGCTCAAGGCACTCGATCAACCGCTTACAGCTTGCAGTGACCTGCAGCCGGATCTGACCCTTGCCGTTTTCTAGCAATGCCTGCACAGATGCCACGCGATCACGCACTGGTGGATTGGCGCGTGGTGACTGGTTCGACATGCCATAGGACTCCAGGATTTGAATGTCGGTCTGGCTTGCATTGGTGCTACGGCTGCCGCCACTGGCGTCGGGGTATGCATAGATCCGATGATCGGGGTATCGCCTGCGGATCTCCTGTGCCAGTGCATCGGTGTCATGCGCACCGGCGATCTCATCAATCACCAGCAGGCCGTTGCCAAGCCGTATAGCAATCACCGCAGACATGTTGCCGACGTTGAAGTCAACGCCAATGCGCAGTGGCTCACGACTGATGTCCGGCACGGTGGCGGTGACGTGCTTCGCCCGATCAAACCTGTCATACACCTGGCCAGTGGTTAGGTTGACGAACTCACCGTCGAGGTACGCACGCAGCAGGCTCGGGTCGTAGTTCGCCTCAAGCCGCTCGATGAAGTCCGGCGGCAAGTGTGGGTTGTCTGCCGTACGCATCTTGATGAGATGCCGATCGGGCCTGGCTTTGGCTTCATCACTCCCGAATGTGTTCCACATCCATCGGAATCCTTCGGGCGTGGATGCAGCGCCGAACTGCCGGACATTGCCAGCACGCAAACGACCAAGGATCTTCGGAAATGCCTTGTTAGCGATGGATGGCGTCACAGTATCGATTTCATCCGCCAGCACCCACGCGAGGTTCAGACCGATAATCCGTGACCAGTTCTCGAAACTGCGGCACAGGATCTTGGTGTCACCGCCAGGCAAGTGCAGCATGTACTCCGGCAGCGGTGATGCGCGGAAGGTGTATGGGATGCCGTAATGCTCAAGGAATGACTCAAAGTCCGTCTGCCAGATGTCGCGGATCAATGGTCCGGTCGGCTCCATCACTGCACCAATGAATCCTTGGTTGGCTGCAGCGAGCATCACCGCCTTGGCGCATAGCGCCCGTGTCTTGCCAGCGCCATAGCCAGCACTGATACCAAGGATCTGCGTGCTGGTGTCATCAACAAAAGCAAGCTGCCCTGGGTGCAGGTCAGATCGGATGGCGTCAAACGTCGCTGGTGCATCGAAGATCGCACGGTCACTGCAACGCTCGATCTCAAGCGCCGCTAGTCGTGCAGTGATCGGATCACTCAGCCTCAAGCAGCTTCTCGCCAGTGCGTGCGCTGATCTGCAGTAGCACTGCACGCTCCTGTTCAGGTGTTAATCCAGCAGCTTGTAATCCAGCAACAGCAGCTTGCACGCCATCGCTAAATGCACGAGTTACTGCTGCGTTATCTGAGTAATGCTTGCGGTATGCCGGTGCATGAGTAAGTAACCATTGCGCGTCTTTCGTATCACCATTCTCTGCAGATTCAGCGATCTTGCTAGCCAAACGAAGACCACCTGCAGCACGCCCTTCATTAATGGCCACAGAAAAGGCAAGTTCCTCTGGTGTCGGATTCGGTCCTTTTGCGTTAGCTAGCCATTGCCTAAATGACTCATATGTGACGCCAACAGCCGGTGCGATGTGCTCAAGAGGTGCGCCGTACTCACAGAGGAAACGCACCTTCTTGATTACATCTTCATTGAGTTTGTAGTGGCGTCGCGCCGGTTTCATCCTTTGATCTGTACTGGCATGACCAGATAGGTTGCATCCATGCTATCGCACTTCAGCACCACCGGAGTCGTTGCGGTGTTGGCGCAGATCATAACAGCTTGAGCACTGCGGAACGCTTTAATGCCATCGAGGAGGTAGTGGACGTTAAAAGCCCATGAGCCTTCGGCATCACCTTCGATGGCGATGAGTTCACGACCGTTGCGGCCATCGGCTTCTGCGGTGATCAGGAGTTCACCGTTGGCAGCAGCGAGTTTAACGACATCGTTGTGAGCTTCAGCGACGATGGCAACGCGTTCAAGCGCACGTTGCAGGCGGATGCGATTGGCGGTGAAGATCTGCTTGAACTCAGACGGGATGAGCTGCGCGACATTGGGGTAGGTGCCATCCATGATGCGGCTATGGATGATGGTGCCGTCTTCGAGGGTGATGACGGCATGAGCCTTGTCGGTGGTGATGGATGCGGTCTGATCAGCTAGGAGCTTGGCGGTAGCTGCTGGCAGGGTCACATCCAAGCCATCGGGCAGGTCAACCGCCACACGCATCATGCGATGGCCATCAGTGGCGGATAGGTGCCCAGCAGCGGCGTTAACACCGTTCAACAGCCCTTTAGCTGCATCAGTGCTGGCAGCACCCAGAACGGCCTTCACGGCGCTTCCAAGCGCCAATGACGCAGCCTTGCCCTTCACCATGGGCAAATCCGGGAAATCCTCAGCGGCTTGCGGTGGCATTCCGTAGCTGCCGCTGACGCTGGTGAGCGTGCCATCAGCGGCGATGGTGATGGTCTGATCATCATCAATGCGAGCGACGATGGCCGCCAGCATCCGGTATGGCAGGCAGACTTCGCCATCGGTATCAACCAGTGCAGCGCAGGAGCTGGTGATGCCGAGATCAAGGTTGAAGGCTGATGCGGTGAGCTTGCCTTTGGTGGCGGCAAGTCGGACGCAGTTGAGGATCGGATGGCTGGTGCCGTTGCTGACAGCAGGTCCAATGGTGGCCAGCAGTGCGGTCAGATCAGTTTGAGATGCGGTGATTTTCACAGTGTTGCAGCTTGAGTAAGAAGTTGAATGATGCGCTCCATGTCAGCAGCGAAGCTGCTCACCAGCTCAGCTGGTATGGGGTCGCGGTCGTCTTGAGCCTTGTCGCGGATGGCAGCGGCGTATGCGGCTGCTTGCTCAAAGCAATCATGCAGGCGTGTGATCACCGGCGATTGCTTTTGGCTGATGTTCACCAAGTCGTCGAATGACATAAGCGACGAGAGTTTCAACGTGGTGACGATGAAGATCACCACGCATGAATGACGCAGCACCTGCGACGAGGGCATGGTATGCGCTTGGCGTGAGCGAGACAACGGCGCTGTCGCATTTCAACACACGGCGCCGGATCAGTTCAGCGCGTGTGACGCCGACCGCTGCGGCTTGAGCGGTGAGCTGATCCAGGTCGGTTTGATCAATGCGGAATTTGATTTCAGGCATCAAAACCAAGCGTGATGGCACGGCAGCATACGGCTCCGAACGGTCCTAACGGTCCTAACGGTCGCCTAACGGTCAGCGTTCGGCGCAAACCCCTTGCCACCACTGGGATCTCTCCACTTACTAACACTCCTAACGCTTTAGAAGATACATACATACAAGAGAACAGACCTCTCTCTACGACTATGGGGATACACCTCTCTCTATAAGGGGGGCTCTTCCTAAAAAGCGTTAGGAGCGTTAGGAGCGTTAGGATTGAGTCATACCAAGCGATCTCAGCCGAACGCCTCCTAACGGTTAGACCGCTTCGAGGGGTATTTGGACGGCTCTACTGTTACCGCCTGAACCTTTGAACCACATAACGCCGGACTTGCGAGCACCTGGCAGGCGAGCGAGCACGACCGCCCAGCAGTTGCTCCACGGGGTATCAGCAAGGATGCCTGCGATTGCCTTGGCGGTGTTCGAGACGTAGATAGAGCCGTCCTCAACCTTGATGCCATTGCGCCCTAGCGTGGCTGCTGCAAGGTCAGTTGTGATGGTGATGTCATTGCCATGATGGAGGGCAAGATCTACCAATTCACCAATAGTGCGGGTGACGGTCTTATCACCTTCAACGCGGATCTGATGCTGAAGGATAAATTGCAGGCATCGTCTTTCATCGGGTATCTCAACAGATTGGCTGTAGGATTCCCAGTTGTTTTGTTCAATCAACCGCCATGCCTGATCGCGGGTGATGACCTCACTGGACTGAAGCGACCATGCACCTGCTAGGAGGGTGCCGTATTGATCACCGAGACGCTGGCTGTCGAATGCTTCTGCTGCTGCTCGGGTAAATACACGCACACTGGCGCGAATAGTTGGTATCAGTGAGATAGTACGAGCCTGGAGACGTTGACCGATTGATTCAGTAACAAAGCGATCAAGATCTTTGTCGAGTGATTCCCAATGGGCGATGCGATCATCGCGCGGCATGTCGTTTGGATTACGCAGTGTTAGTTGCGCAAAGCGAGACTTATCAGCGCCTTGCTTGAGGGCAGTTGCGATGCTGCTCATGAGGAACATTGAGCGGATGGTGTATCGCTGGGTGTCGCCTTCTGGACTGCCCTTAAGCATGTGCGCCTTGGACTCTGAGCTGGCAACACGCGCTAGGCCGAGGATCGACTGCATCCGCTGCTGGTCAGATCGCTCATTGGATTCAGCTTCGTCAAACACAACAGGACGCGCATCAGCGCGGAGTGCTTGGCGGATGCCTGGCTCGGTGGTGTTACCAGCCACCACCAGACCCATGTCACCGAGGAGTGGTGTGATGTAGCGATCAAGGATGGCGGACTTGCCCGAGCCTGCACCTGCGGTCAGCCAGACATGCGGGCGCCAGTCGAGGGCACCGCAGATCGGCGCAAGCGTGACCCATCCAGCGAGGAGCAGACCAGATGCGGGCACCTCCCAATGGAAGCGTTCGGCAAGTTCAGCAATGACAAAGGCTTCATCATCCGTGAGTGGCATCGCATCAGACGGACCATGCAACCGCGCGAGGCGTTGATAGAGGTATGGGCTGCCGGGCACACCTGCGTTAACGGGCTGGTGGATGCCATTGACGACTAGACGGTCACCGAGATGCAGGATGCTGGTGCGTTGATCCCACCATGCACCACGACCACGGATGCGATCAGGGCTGTAAGCACCAGCGGCTGACTGCCGCTCAAACAGTGAACTAGCAGCAGCGGTCCAGTTGACGCCGGTCTTGGATGGGTAAAGCGCCTCCCAGTAACCAAGCGGCGCTAACGCGACGAGGTTGGTGCCGGTATGGCTGCTGCGTGACAGACGGATGACCTGGCCAGTGCTCGAGGGTTGGTAGTAGAAGGAGTCATTGTCGAAGCCGAGGCAGGTGAAGAATGCATTGGTGTCAGGCAGTGGATCGGGATCAATGACTGGATCGGGGTCAACTGCTGGCGCTAGTTCAGGCAACGTGATCGGCGGTGAGCGATGCGCCTTGAGGTATGCGGCGGCTTCGGCTGGCGACCAATCTGCATCTGCCAGATCCCATCCATCTAATGCATCCGCTGGCGGCTGGACAATCCGCACCCATGCTG